GACATTTCTACAAACTCTTTAGGTGCTATGCCAGTTTCGACCGCTAACGCTGCTATTTGGTAGGTAAGTAGTTCCCTATTACCTACCCAGCTAAAGGGTCGCTATCTAGCACCTCTACTGCCTTTAAGGTGTTAAGAAAAGCCTCACCGAATAGAGCTACTGTCTGGCCGCTGCGTTTAATCGCTAGCCAACATAAGTAGTAAACGTCGGTTTGTTTTTCTTGTTCCCTAAAACATTTATTTATGCCCATTTTTGCGTACGCTTCAAACTCTACTTCGATAGCCGGCGTAATGTCGTATTCCTCAACTACGCCGGTATCTCTAGTAATTTTTAACCTTGCCATTTTCTAGCCCTCTTTTCTAATTAGCTTACTGCTGGAAACGGTGCTGTTTGTGCTGTAATGTCAAAAGTAAAGTCTAGCTGTGCAACTTCACCGTTAGCACCGTTAATAGGTGTGTAACCGTTTACAAAGCAAGAGCCTTTGTAGACTGGGTTTGTAGAGCTTGCAGTAGAACCGTTAGCACCGATCTCAAACGCTGCAGACGTACCGCTAAGGCTGTCTAATACTGCACGTGTTGAACCTGCCCCGATAGCTGCCTGGTCAATATAAAGGCTGCCGCTTAGGGTTGAGGCCTGCAAACCTTTTAGGTATTTGTGTGCTGCGTCGCCCATAGCTGTAATTTCTAGCTGATCAAAGTTTACGTTAATGCTAGCTGAGATAACTACGCTAGACATATCGTAAGTACCTAGTTTTAGGTAAGTATTATTTGTAAAATAAATTGCCATTATTCCTGCACTTCCTTTACTTTAGTAGGGGTTGGGCTTACTGAGGTTTCCTCTAAAGCACCAATTTTTAGCAAGTGTGGTAAGTCCCACCCTTCTAAATCTGTTTCGCTCACCGTACCGCCTAAGCCAACGCCTGCGATATCGTTATCTATCATTACTTTGTAGTTAGTCATTGTTAACTCCAGCTACTTATTATCTCTAACCCTGCTTCACTCTGAAGCAAGTTACCGCTAGGCGTTTCTAAAATTGCAGGTGCGCTAAAACTAGTTATGTTAATTGTCAAACCAGAGGCGGCTAACTTTGTCATAACAGCCAGGTAGTAATCCTCTAGCTTGGTCTGGCTACCTAAGTTATCCATAACTGGCACTAACAAAAATAATTTAAAACGTACTGTAGGGGCTATAGCAGTTTTAACGTTGCTGTTAACCAGGATATAAGGGTCATCATTGGCGATAACTAGCGAGTTAGCTAAAGGGATTTCTGGGACGTGATTAAACACTGTCCAGACTCCGACGTTAGCTAACGCTGTAGCTAGTGTTGATCTAAGGGTAGTTATGGCTGCAGGCATTAGCCCACCATAGAATTAGGCGACATATACGGCGCGATTAGGCCGCGTACTTTTGCTATAAGGGTATTGCCTAGCTGATAAGGCGAGGCTATAAAGCCGTCTACAGTTGTAATGCTGGCACCTGGGGCACTGCGTGCTTGCCAAATTGTCGTAGCTAATGCAGCTGCGGCTTCGCGTACAGCTGGGGTAGTTGCGTAGTCTACATGTGTAGGTGCGCTTACTGTCGCCGGTGGTTGCAGTCTGTGTCTAGGCTCGTCGGTTGCCTGACCTGTAACAGTGTACGTAATTGAGTAACTGTCAGGTATAGAGGCTACGGTTTTACTTCCGTTATATTTCGCTCCTGCGTCGGTTACTACAATAGTTTCGCCAACGTAAAAGCTTACAGGATTATCAAAGTATAAAGTAGCTACGTTACTTTTCATAGATTGAGCAACAGCAAAAAACTTATCAAACCAAAGATATTTTTTAAGTATGTCCTCTGTAGCCTGGCAGACTTCCTCTACTGAAGCGTCTGTGTAAAGGGTAATCCCAGTTATGTTAAGCAAAGCGCGTAGCTCAGCTTGGGTTATATACGTTGCAGGCACGCGCTCTACTCCTAACTGTTTGGCCTAAACCCCACCGGACTAGGGGCAGGGTCTAGGGTTCTAGTGTTTTAGGCTTACGCCTTGTTATTTTTGAACGCGCCGCCTGAGGCTAAATTGGCCAATGCGCCGTAGCCGTAGTACATGATCTCGATTTGGCCGCTAGCAATTACGTTGGTTGTTAAACGTAGTGCTGGGGATTCGTACCAAGTAAAGCAGTCAGGGTTAACGATCAAAAGCGTACCGTCGCCGTCGCCTGAGTTTGCATAATCTACGTATAGGTCAAGTCCTGCAACGTTGCCGCGTAGGCTTGATACTGATACTGCGCCGCCTGCGTTTTGTGGCTGTTGCGCTGTGTAGATTGGTCGCCCTGAGTCGTTAAGGGTCATAATGTTTGCCCATTGTCCGCTTGAGGCGATCATATTACGAGCAAAACGCTTGCTGTTTGAGTAAACGCTAGCTGCACCGCGTGAAACAATACCTAAAAGCTCTGCAGCTGTTGGGTAAGTAGCTACGGTAGTAGCGTCTAGTGTTGCTGCGCTAATTAGCTCGCCGTTGACAAAATTGTTAGTAGCTAAAGCATACGCATCGGCCATTTGTTGTACTAAAACGTTCAACAGGACGGGGTCCGACCGGTCGAACAATTCGACCGAAACCGTATTTTGCCCTGCATATTTATTTACAGTAGCAGTTACAAACTCTACCTCCATGCCGGTTTCTGACGGTGTGCCGCCTTCGTTTGTGTCGGCTACGGTAGGGACGGTTTTAATGCGAGGGATTTGTAGCGACATACCCGCTGCTGGCAGGGTTGCAGTGTTAATGGCTTCAATACTTGCGCGGAAGCTATCTGACTTCCCGTTAAACAAAGTAGTTAGCTGAGGTGTTGGAATAAGGCCTGCGTTGTTTGTTGTTGAGTCATCAGCTGCGCGTACCCATAGTGCAGACTCGCTGCCTGGGTCGCGTGTTGCCTGTACTTTGTGAAATAGGTAATCGGCAGGAGTAGCGATAGGGCTACGGGGTGCAGTATAGGCAGGGGCCGTTACTGTTGGGCGTGAGGCTTCGACCGTTTGTGCGGCTTCTACCTCGGGTGCTGGGGTAGCGTTATCCACGCTGGCCTCACTTTCGGTTGGTTGGGTTTCTTGGGTTTCCTCTACTGGCTCAGGCTCTACCTCACTGGCTGCGACGGATTCAACCGCTGCAGATTTAAAGGCTGCTGCCTGGACCAAACTTACTTCGCGTAAAACGGCAGACTGTACGTAAAGTACGCCGCCTCTTTCCTCGCTCGCGTCAACTGTTACGCCAACACTCAAACCGTCGCGTAAATTTTCGCTTGCCTCTATTAAACTATCTGTACCTTTTGTAGTAGCACTTACTTTAAAGGTTGCATAAAGGCCGCGTGTATCCTCGCTTATATTTTGCGCAAACCCGATAGGGTCAGTAGCTGAGTGTTCTAGTAATAATTTAATTTTACCGCCGGTTTGGTAATTTATTGAGCCTTGCTCGAAAACTACTTTACCTACGCTGGTGTTACCGATTTCGCCAAACGGTACAATTTTACCGGCAATAATTCTACGCTCTTGGTCTGTAGCTTCTATTGAGCTGTTAAAGTTCAACTGCATTAGGTGTACCCCCGTTAGGTGTTAGGTCTTCCATTTCGCGTGCTTGTTCTACTGTAATTAAATTAAGGGCTAACATTTTTTCTATTACTGCTAAGCGTGTTAATGCGTCGCTACGTAAGTAACTATCGTCTAATGACATACGGACATAATTTTGTGAATTAGTCATATCGTTCATAGATAAACGTTCCTCTATTGCAGATATAAAAGGCCGTAGGCTCATATCTACAAACTGTTTGCGCTCGTCCATAACGTTGGAGTAAGTCATAGAGTTATTGGCGTCTGCACTAAGCAGGTAAGCCGGTACGTTACAAAGTCTGGCTATCTCAGTAGCTAATTCTTGTTTAGCTTCTGAATACATCATATCTTTAGGGCTAAAAGCTGTTGGCTCATACTTAAGCGTGCTAGATAGGTACGCTGTGCTGCGCTGTGTACGTGCCAACTTCCAACTAGCTAGTAGTCCCGTAATTTGTTCCTCTGGTAAGTCTGCGCCTGAGTTTTGAATATATCCGCTAGGTATCGGCGTACCAGCTGCAACAGCTGCGGCTTTTTCTAAATCCAGGGCTGCGCGTAAAGTTCTACCGCCTCTATTTAAAATACCTTCATCCATAGCTTGGAAAGTAATTAAACTGCCGATACCGCTGTTAGGTCTTTCGCTGCCGTCAACTGCATAAGATTTAACTAAAGTATTTGTGTTATTTAGAGTTACTGTAACGCGTGTGTTAGCAACCCAGGCGAACCGACTAGGCCGCCCGTCGTCTGCGTATAACTCGGTAACTTCCCAATACGCAACGCCGTAAAAAAATAAAGCGTCAACAGTCCAGCCTAAAGTAACCATACGTGGCTGCCTGTAATCTGGTT